TCCTTTTCCCGCTTGTAGGCGGCTTCGCAGTGATTCAAGTCCGCAAACAACCAGTTAACCCACAGAATCCAGCGCACTTTCCCTGTGCGCCAGACGAAGGCGCTGGTCGATTCGTCAGCCCATGTGGTTTCTTTCTTGATCCACCCGAACCAGACTTGACAAAGGAGCTGGGTCAACGCAATCAGAATGCGCTCCCCAGGGCTATAGGTAGTTGTAACCTGCTCGGTCTGCCCAGACATGCTCGTAACCTCCGTTACCTGACGGGTACAGTATCGAAATATTCCCGCCGGATGTCAATATCTTCTTAATCAACCAACCGGGACTTGATTCCGAGGTCCCCGGCGGGGCCTTTCCGATGTAAAGGGTTCCGGTCCCGGTGTCCTCCATCCGCATGGCTTCGGTAGGGGAAGCGGTAACCTGCCGATACAGAACAAGTTCGCCAGATTGATGGACCTCGGCTTCCCATCCCTTGCCCCTGTCCGCGGCTTCCTGAACCCGGACAACGCTATTCGTCGTCATCAAGAAGCTCCTCCATCTGATTCCGCTCGGAGATGGCTACCTTCATCTTGGTCATAGCAATGCAGACGTGCCCTTCATAGCCAGACTGATCGGGGTCGTCCGGCTTGCGGAAAGACAAGGCGTCAATCTTACCCACGAGAGTAATCTTGACCATCTGCCCCGGCCGGAACTTCCGCATCTCCTTGGCGTCCTCCCGTTTCAGGTCGAGGTGCGCCGAGGGGGAGCTCTGGTCGAGCCCGGTTGCCACTCCATCAATCATTCCCATATATCCTCCAGATGTGAAAAAGGGGACGTTAATTCGAAAATTAACCGCCCCCTTTAGTACCCTACTCAGGCCACCTCTTCAGCCCGTTACGGCACGACGAAGTTGCTGATCCAGCCCATCGTCTTGGCGTGCTCGAGCTCGAGACCGGCCTCGGTCAGCCACTGGCCCTTCACCTCGTCCGCGTCGTTCGCCTGGATGTTATCCTTGAAGGTCGTGTCGCGGATGTAGCGGAACTTGATGGCGCTCGGGTCGAGGATCATCGCGTCGTTGGTGAAGCGCCCGTGGGTGTTCATCAGCGGGTGCGACTTGATCAGCAACGTACCCTGCGGCAGAACCCAACGCTGCAACTTCATGCCGTACACGTCGATCAGCCCGTCGAAGTTCACGCGGGTGCGGGACTGCCCGGCGGCCAGACGGTTCAGGCTGTTCAGGAAGCCGTTGCCGGCGAACACGATACGCTCATCCCCCGCACCAGAGTCGTAATCGAAGCACTTGTACACCGCGTCGGTGAAGGCCGACTCCGTCGGCGTGGTGGTAAAGGCGGTGATCATCGAGCTCGCGTACTGGGAGAGGAACCAGAGCAGGCCGCCGGTGTAGCGCAGGGGCTTGCCGTTCGAGCCGATCGTTTCGTAGCGCTTGCCGAAGAGGAAGGCGAGCTCCAACGCGACGGAATGGTCGAACATCTTGCGCTTCTTGTCATTCTTGACCGGATCACCAGTACGGGTCTTGGTGCGCTTCGCCGTCTCGGTGATATCGTACGTGGTCTTGAAGATTTGGCACAGGTTATACATCTTGGTCGGGTTGCGAGTCGCAGCCGTCGGAGCGCCGGAACCTTCCGCGAAGGTGTTACCAATCTTCGTCAGATTGGTGCCGTTCGGCAAGGCCACCGCAGTCGTTCCGCACTGACCACGAGCGATCGTGATCGAGCCAGCGGCGCCGGCGGCAGTCGCCACCACGATTTCGTTCGCGTAGGCGGAGGTCAGAGCCGCCTCGACCAAGAACACGTCGCCTGCCACCACGTCGGTCGCGTCGGTGACGTTGGAGGTGACCGCAATCGAAGTCGAGGTCGTGCCGTAACCAGTGGAGTAGTTCACGGTCAGACGAAGAGCGTTCAGCTCTTCCTCATACCACGCGAACTCCGGGTCGTCGGTCGACTCGCTCTTCATCTTCGAGAGAAGAGCGGTCAGCGGCGTCTGCCCGTTCGGGTTCCGCCAGAGGATCATTTCACGAAAGTTCTTCGGACGCTCGTCCGTTGCCCAATCGCCAGTTCCACGCAAGCCAGCAACAGCCATGATGAATCTCCTTACATATCATCCTGCAAAAATTCATTGGCCAGCGCTTCGAACTGATTACCGCTCGGACGCGGAACCTGCCCCGTACCGCCACCTCTGGCGGGAGTGAAGGGAGCGGGTTGCGCGACCGGAGCCGGGGCCGTCGGGAGTGTTACCCCCGGAGCCTGCGGCGCGGCAATGCCGAGTGCTGACCGTACCAGAGCCCCAATTGCCCGCGCTGCCTCTTCCGCCGGAGCCGACGGGTTCACCTTGCGGTAAACCTGCCCGAGTTCGAGAATCGCGTTCTCGTAGCTCGGGTCGCCGAGATCCGGATTGATCGAAGTGAATAGGTTCTTCGCCTGGGTATTGACCCGCTCATGCTGGTTATACCCTTCGATCATGCGAGGAATTACGAACTGGATAGCCCTCATTGCACTTTCCATAACCTCCATGTGCATCCGAGCGGCCATGCGCGGCAGAACTGTTTCGGGTTCGGTCAGCAGGGCCTGCGCATCAGCTTCGTTGATCGCGTACAGGGAGCCAGCTAACTCAGCCTCACGGTTCGTGCGCCAAGCCTGATACTCTTCCGGAGTCTGGGCCGGAGCCGCAGGCGTCGCCGAAGGAGCGGGTGCAGCCGGAGTAACCGGCGGTGTTTCAGCGGCTGGGGCCGGAGTCGGAGCAGGAGCGGCGGCCGGCGCGGGAGCGGGTTCCGCGGGGGCATCGCCCACCTCGGTATCACCTTCCACAACCGGCTCGTCGACCTCATCCTTCTCGAAGTCGTCAGCCATATCACCCCAGTTAACGGAGGTGTCATCCTCCGCAGAGTCGGCCTCACCGCCCTCGGCTGTACTCGGAGCTGCGCCAGTCCCGCCTTCGCCTTCGGTCAGTTCGTCCTGCAGGTAGTATTTCATCCACCACGGTCTCATTTGCTATCTCCTTGTTTCAGTCGGTCAATTTCTACTTCGATCTCGGACTGCAGGGTCGTCACCGTATCCGTCACGGAGAGCAACCCGATCAGTCTTCCCGCTTGCCGTTCCCTCTGGTACACATCTGCGTCGCAGGTGAGGGGCCGATACAAAACTTCTTTTTGCAGTGCATCGGCCTGCGCCTGCAACGTTTCAATCAATTGTCCCCATGCGGGGTTTGAAAGCAAGCGCTCCCAATCCCGCTGGCGTTCGCGTAACTGCGGTACGCCCTTAATTTCTTCAGTCATCCTGTACTCCCCATTCCCGGAATTTGGCCAGGCTCATTCATATTCGCCCGCATCGGGACGACGTTCCCGGCCTGCGCCTGCCCGGCAAGCTGCGCATCCGGCACGACTTGCGTGCGGAACCGCTGGACATTCTTCAACCCGCCCAGCTGCGCCACGAACGCAAAAATCTTACCGAGGTCATACCCCATCAAGGCCCCCGGAACCCGAGCCATACTCGCCATGAGCTGCTGCCACAGGTTCACCTGAGCAAAGCGATCCACAGGCATGGTGCCGTCAACTGGCACAAAATCGTACATACCGGCGATGGAGTCCGGTGTCACCATCATGTAGGGTCCCATCCACAGCGCCTGATCGCCCACGATCCGGAATTTCTTCTCGGCTTGATACAGCTGCTGCGTGGTCATCGTCATCTTACGGGTGAGCGGGGAAAAGCCCACGCTCGAGATCCACTCGCAGTTTGTTTTGAGGCGGTTAATGCCGAAGGTGGTGGAGGAGCGTATCTCGGTCGCGGTCTTGCGCCCTCCGGTGTTCACGCTGCCCATGACGTTGTCATTAACACCTGTGACGCGTTGAGCAAGCTGCCCAACCAAGTCGGAGTCGGAAAGGTTGCTCCGCGTCACGTCGGAGACGGGGAACTGCGCAATCATCGTCCGCACGTCTTGGCCGTAAGCCGCTGGCTTCAGTCGGATCAGCTTGCCGGGGCCGGGCCGCTCCATATCCTTCACGTTGATGCGAGAAGGGTCCGCTGTGAACATATTGTTCAGCGCCGCCCGCACGTTGAAGAAATGGGAATTGAACAGCCAGTCCATGGTCTCGTTCAGCGGCTGGAGGATCTCCAGCATGGACCGGTTGTAGATGTTGTAGCCCTCGATCTCGAACGGGACCACATCGAAGGGGTAGCGGTTATGGAGCAGACCCAACGGCTGCGCACCGATGACGATCGAGTCATTCGCAATCGTGAACACCCACTTCTCTTGGTTCTCGTTCGCGCCGACTCCGAGCTCGCGGGGGATAATCGTCCAGTGGAATTCGGTGATGTCCACTGTGGAGGGATGATCGTCCGAGACTGAGTACACCGAGATGTCCCGGCCCGGGGGATTGGAGAAGTTCCCCTCCCCGCTCGAGTCATCCGAGCTGTGTCCTCCGTCCTTCTTCAGGTGCTCGATGTTGAAGTACTTGCCGGAGACTGCCCCTGCCACGATCCGACCCCATACCAGCTTATCCTTGACCGCGCAGAATTCGCCCTCTTGGAAGCGGAGAATAGGGACGGAGGGGTCGGAGTAAAAGTCCTTCGGCCTGACGTTAAAGAGCTTGGTCCCCTCATACCCCACGACCTCTTCCACCTGCGATACGGTCTCCATCGAGCCGGGGATAGGCACGCCGAGGAAAGTCTTGGGCTGCCGCACGCTGCGAGTGATGTTGAAGGTTTCCTTGTCCCAGTACTGGCCGAGGATTCCCACTCCGTACTTGCCTATGTCCATCAGCCAGACGAACAGGGGGACCATATTCTCCCCGGCGGAGAGCTGGTAATCCAGCAAACACTCCATACCGAGCTCCGCGTCCTGAGACTCGCCGTGCCGGCCCTTCACTTGCAGGATCGGGTCGCGCGCCATGAAGACGCTGGTGTAGTACGTATGACTCGTCAGGAGCATCGCGTAGCTATACGGCACCTTGATAGTGGTGTAGTCCTGCTCGCCGGAGTCCCGCTTACTCTTCCGCTCGGAGTCGTATTCCGCCTCCGGCATGTAGGCCGTGTAAGCATCCTCCGCCTCCTCCCAGGCCTTCTCGCGGGACTTCCTCTGCTCGTCCTTGGAGACGCGCATCCGACGCTTAAAATTGTCGATAATCAGCTTATGCAACTTGGACCCGCGCGGGATGTACTTGACCTCCGGCCGCAGTGTATCGCTAGTTCTCATGGGGCACTCCTAAAATTCAAAGCTGGCAGATCTTCGTCATCCTCGACCTCGGAATATTCTCCCTCGATCCAGTCCGACACGCCTTTCTTTTCGGCCCAGTAGCAGCCGATTGCAACCGCGTCGAGTACGTCATCGTGCATGTCCCCTGTCGGGGAGTATTCCGCAAACTGCTCGAGGAACTTGGAATGCTCCGGCCGGCAGAAGAACCGCCAATATCCTGTGGTCTCGCCGAGAGCCTGGATGATCCGGTCCGCCTTGGACCGCTTGTCCTGCTCTCGATAGATCGGAATGAACACGCGCTCCTCGCGCATCGCCTGTTCCAGATACCACGCGAGGGTCCGCTGATAATGGACGCTTTCAACTACGACTCCAATCGGGCGCCACCGGCGCGCAAATTCAAAGACGGACGCCTTCACCATCTCGGGGTTCTGGCCAGTTGCGGCCTTGTAGTCCACAAGATATATGTTGTCTTTGTGGAAAGCAAGAACTGCCACAACATTGTCGTCGGCGGTTTTGGCGTCAGAACTGGCCGGGTCAATCGCTATGATGTACGTGGCCCTCTCGGGAAGGGTGTCCCAGTACTGCATGTTCTCGAACTTGAAACTGGCCGTTTCATCCGAGACAATCTTGCACTCCTTCTCGCGGAGCCAGAGGGAGAGCTGGCCTACGCGAATGGCGTTCGCCTTGAGCCGTTTGAGCTCCTCCGTCGGGTACCGCTGGGGCCACCGGCTTTCCCCGTGTTCGTCAAAGATACCATATCGGATAAACTTCCACTCAGGGTTCTTCTCCAGCCCCTCAATCAGGTCGAACTTGGACTTGGGCGTATCCAGCACCACGGCCTTCGCGTTCGGGCTCTCGGACTTCGGGGCCAAGCTGTTCAGCAGCGCGCCAAACACCAAGCCCACTTCCTTCTTCCGCTGTTCCGCGGAGCCGCTGGTTTCATCCGTGGAGGTGTCATCGCAGACGATCAGGTCTGGCCGGAAGTCGTCGATGTTGAAGCCGCGGAGCTGGCCGGTGATCCCCAAAGCGAGGATGGTGATCGGCACCTCCTCGACGCCATGCAGCACCTCGACGTGATCGTCCGTCCACTTGCCCCCCTTGCGGAGCCGGAACGTGTTCGCCCAGAGCGTGTTATGCTCGATCTGCCGCTTCACCCAGCGGAGGGACAGAATCGAGTGGCCTTGGCTGGCGGAGACAACGAGAACCGTCCGGGAGATGCCGTAGGCGATGCGCTGGCTGATGAAGGTCCGGAGCAGGGTGGTCTTGGCCCCATCCCGGAAGACTTCGATCCCTACATTCCTGTAGTCCGGATTCATCAGGGCCCAGCCGATCTCCTCGTGAAAGAGGGGACTGGCCTGCCTAAAGGTCTTGGGGAAGAACAGCTTCCCGTACGTGACAAGGGAGGTCGCGCCGAGCTTAATCGCCTCGGCGGGGGGAATCGGAAGCCGGTCAACCATTACCCAACTCCCAGGCCTTTCTAGCACAACAAGCTAAAAAGAAATCTGGTCCATTGTATAGATCTCGACGAATACCCCCCGGTTCTCGCACTTGCACGCGATACAATCCACCTCGCTGATGAATCCCATTGATTCCAAGCGTGTTCCTTGGTCTAACCCTGACGTTCAGCGATTGCTGTCTAGCCGTAGCCCAACGGCAATTCTCCCTAAAATACCCAAGATCGTTATTCAGTCTATCCAGACTCCGGCCTTCAGGACATTCGCCCATATCTTCTAAGAAATTATCATAGATTTCCCAACGAGAATCATACCGTATTCCTCGCCCCCCATAGGCTCCCCATGAGCTACTATTTGGATTATTACAACGCTGCTTCATATTTTCCCATATACGCTTTGTCAGTGACCTGTCTCTCATCATTATCTCCTAAGGGTGCCAGATGTGGACTTTAAAAGCTGAATGCGGCATCGAAACCTCTTGAGCAAGCACAACGCGCTCAGGGAACGGGACTGAAGGGTCGTACCATTTCACAACTTCACAAAATTCAAAACTCCAGAGACACTCAGGAAAAAGCACCTTTAGTACTGGGTAATACAACTGTTTAACTTGCCACCAAGCGTCTGCGGTATGTTGATATTTTATCTCAATGATTGTAATAACCCCTCTTGGAACATCAAACATTACTGCATCGGGCTGGCACCAGCGCCATTTCCCCTCGGCGTAGAAGCGGAGCCAAGGCGAATCCACATACCTGTCCCCGTAGAACTCCCGCAGGTACGCCTGCACCTTTTTCTCGTAGCGTACCCCCTCGGCGCGCCGGCCGGTGTATCTCCGCTTCCGCATGAAGGTGGGGATGCCGAACTCCGCTTTCAGGACCCGACCTGCGGGCCGGAACCCCTCGGGTGGAGGGAAGGGGAGTGTGCTCACGGCAGATCCTCGGGCAGGGGTAGGAGTTCCCCCTCGATGGGCTCCGGCGCGGGAGACTGAGCTTGCCCCACGCGCTGCATCAGCTCACGCGCCGAGGCGAGGTCGTCAGGACTGGCCGTGTAGACATTCGTCTGGTTCATGATGACCCCTGCGCCGCCCTGAGGGGCCCGAGAACTCTGGGGCGCGTAACCGAGCCGGTGCAGGATTCGGTCCGTCGCGTCGAGGATGAACTCCGGGTCCTCGGTCTGCTCGAGGGCCGCGGTGAGCTTTTCCACCGCGATATCGCCTGCGCGCCGGAGCTTCTGGGGAATCGAATCCGCGATTTTCACGGCGATCCCTTGCTGGCGGCGCGCGAGCTCGTGCTGGAATATATCGCTGTGGATAATGGAGCTGACCCAACTCTGCGTATATCCAAAGTTGTCCGCGCACTCGCGGAGACTCTTATCCGGATTGCAGAGGAGCCAGTTCAGCAGCATTTCGTGTGTGTGACTTAGCTTGACAAGTTCACCCATATCTTCTTCCTTTCAAGCGGGGTCCGCCGAGGGGCGGG